TGCATTTTTCTTTTCCTTATTTGACGGTTTTACGGATTGCCTGAACATATGCATCCATAGATGAAGATGTTTCGATAGTGTTATCAGCAGTATCTTCTTCAAGGACTTCTTCGTCAGACGTTACTTCTTTTGTGAAATACGACTCTTTTACAGTTGCGACTTTTTCAGCAAATTTATCTTCACTGTCAAAATCAATATCTGCAACAAGTGTTTTCAACTTTTCGACCTGAGTTTCTGCAAGGTCACGAGAGTTTTCACGAATGATTGATTCTCGCTTATATTCTTCCAGTTCACCAGAGGTGTCGATGACTTTCTGAGTAGTTTCATTGAGTTTAGTCTCAAGTTCTTCTACTTGGTCAGCAAGTTCATCTACTAGGTCAACCTTGGATTCAGGAACATCAATGTAAGACTCTGTAAACAGGTCTTTCAGTGAGGTCATAAAGTTTTCAGCAATTTCAGTGCGGAGACCGCTTTCGATTGCAACTTTATTTTCTTCCATCCAAGTTTCAACTACATAGTTGAGGTAGTTATCAACTTTTTCTACGAGGTCAGACTTAGTTTGTTCGACTTCGCTTGAAAGTTCTTCTTCATACTGTCTTTCAAGACGTTCAACCTCTTCCGAGATTTTAGACTTAACAGCAGTTTCAAACAACACAGCAGTTTTAGCTTTGAACTCATCAGAGAGTGTAGCTTCAGACTCGACTAGTGCATTGAGTTCGGAATCAGTGTCAATCTGTGTTTCCACGATTGCATCAGTTTCTTCCATATCTACCGACTCATGTTTGCTGTCCATCACATATGAATCATACACCTTAGACATTTCTGCTTTAGACATACCATTCATTTTTGTGAACATTGCATTAATCATACCTGCTTTGTTTTAGGCTTCTTTTCACCTTGATTGGCAACACCGCCTGGCACTTTTGCTTGTGACGTAGCACCTGCGGCTTTACCAGTAGCATCTTCCGAATCCTTTCATCGGTAGGTTGACCTGTTTCTGGTTTGCCTTTAGCAGCCACAGAAGCTTCCGCTCCTTTGGCCTCTTCGAGAGTTTCATCCACGATTTCGTCTGTTACTTCATCGTGGAGTTCAACTTCGTGATTTTCGTCAGTCATATTGACCTCCTACATGCTAGATTTTAGTAACGAGAGGAAATTCTTAAACTCTCGAACACTTGTCTCATATAAGACAGCTTTCGGAGCGTTTTTAATTTCAGTCTCCATTATTTCAATTTCTTGAGGTTCAAGAATGCCGTTATTCCACACCCACTCAACACCTTCCATAACTCCATTAACAAATGCGTTAGGTGCTGATGGGTCTTGCACGATGTCAACCGTGCTAAGAATGAAGTCGGGTTTCACGACCATTGCGCCATTCTGTTGCTCAAGACTACCCATACCACGAGTTGACACACCTAGTTGCACACCACCATCGAGAAGACCTTTCACAATCTTACCCATCGGAGTATCCAATATTTGTGCCTTTCCTACCACATCATTACCCTGAAACTTCATTTCAGTGATGCGGTGAGAAACTTTGTCAAGATTAACCGTTGGGCCTTCGGGGTGATTAAGTTCCCCAACCGCACGGTTCTTCTGAATCTGTTCTTTGTCGTATTTGCCTACTGCCTTCTCCATAACTGGTTTAGGATAGACACGACCATTTCTGTTCTTTTGGTCTGCTTGTGCAAAGACACCTTCGATGACGTAGTTTTTTTCGCCATCTTCGTTCTTTTCGATGATACACTGAAGTGTATCGTTCTCGGTGTATTCAGTAATAAGTTTCATTACTTCAGTGCCTTTGTTACTTTTTCAGCAGACTGTTCTGCTTCTCGTTGTGATTTGAAGGAATCCAAACGGTCTCCATCAATATGCACAACAAATTCATTTTTATCTTTTGTAATCAANACGGGAAAACCGTTCAACTTTTTGTNGAATACNGTTTTACCAGCNGGTTTNCGACCCGCTAATTCAAGTAATATTTCTTTATATGTCTTCATTACAATATTATTTATACAAAAATACTTTTTAACGAATATTATTCAGTTTCGTCTTCATAATCGTCCAAAAACTCTTCAATTTCTTCGTCAGAGATGTCAATATCGTCTTCAATGACTTCATCCACGATGTCATCTTCGTCTTCAATGACTTCATCCACGATATCATCTTCGTCNTCAGGGTCTCCATCTGATACTCCATATACACTACTTGCTACATCAATTCTTTGGGCATTCAACGCCGCCGCCATTTTATCTTGGATTAGGCTGTTGAAAGAACCNTCTGCNTTNCTCAACTCACCATCTGTNATTTGATTTACAAGGTCTTCGATTGGATTTGTTTCGGTTTCACTCATTTTATATTTCCTCGTCTTGTTCATCGCCACCTTTGGCGTTTTCTTTTTCAACTTCATCTTTCATTTGTGAGATATCTTCCTCAGAGAACATCATGACATTCTTCATGACCCACTCCCGTGAGAAGTATTCTCCAACGTAGTTTGACACTTGGTCAAGAGTTGTAAGTCTTTCACGAAGTAACTCCGCATCTTTCAACTCTGTAAAGTGATTGTCTCTTTGATAATCAATGAATACATCACTTTTCCACATTTCCCAATCTTGTTCGGTGATTACACCTTTCAAGATTAGTTGTTTTCTCAGGATATTTGTAAATACCGTTGAGAATCTTTTACGCAAACGGTCAATAAACTTCTGAAACTTCACTTCATCTCGTGAGATTTCAGTAGAACGACCCAAGGAGAACTGAGCTTCTTGTTCAAGACGATTGATAGGAACGTTCAGTGAACGATATAATCTCTTTTGGAAATAGATAATATCATCAATCTGTCCAAGGTTCTCACCGCCTGGCAATGTGGTAATCTCTGTTCCACGGCCACCCTCACGCCGTGGTAACCAGAAATCCTCCAACATAGACATATGTTTGCGGTCATCCTTGAGTTCACCTGTGCTTGCGTTATATACTAACTTGTTTCTATAACGAGTCATAATATCTTTCATATATGCTTCGGATTTGTTCCGTGGCATATTACCGACATCAATATAGAAGATGCGTCTTTCAGGCGCACGAGCAAGACGATAGATGACAAGACTGTCTTCCATCATTCTTAATTGGTTGATTGGTTTGAGTGCCTTATGAAGATAAGACACGACCTGTTTCTTTGACGGGTCAAGAAGTCCACTCGTGGTGTAGGATACTGAGTCGGGTGGATAATCTGACACCCTGATTCATTCCAGCCTTTTTCTTGGAAAAGATAGAACTCATTTACTCTATCAACGACCTTCGCACCAGTGGCAGGGTCTTTCTTATATTTTACTTCTTTAACCTTACGAATCTTTGCGGCATCAATCGGACGAATCTCCTGAATACCAGCTTTCATGTTACTTTCATTTACAACCAAATGAAAGACAACACGACCATCCACATAAAATGAACGGAAAATATCGTGACCGAGTTCAGAAAATTTCATCATGGAATAGATGTTATTGAACTCTTCGGTCATTTGTTTTTTGATGTTGTCTTTGGCATCAACTTTGTCTAAGTTGATTTCGCACGATACACCTTCTGAACCAACGATTGATTCATTTACAATATCTTCAATAGCGGCATCAACTTCAGGATGATGTGATACACCCCGATACTTGATAATCAGTTGTTGATTATCTTTGGCCTGAGCCCCCATCCATATCAACATATTGTCCGTAATGAGAACCAGACGCAGTGATATACCCTGCGCCATCCTCATCAGTAGGAGCAACGATTGACTTTAGTTTGGGGTCTTCCTTTACTCTGTCAGAAGCTCTTTTGAGTTCAAAACCAAAAAGTTTGAAGATACTATTGTCTTGTTCTGCCATTACCTATCCATCTATAAAAAAGAGGTAGGGATTAACCCTACCCCTTTACTTATAATCAGATTAACTTGTTGTTGCGGATTCCCAGTATTGAACTTGGAACTCAACAGTGAACTCTTCGATTGCGTCATTTGTTTCATAACTAACGTCAATCGCAGATACGTTCGTTGGAAAACATCCACGGAAGTTGTATGTTTTCAATATTGATGAGTCTTTATCCAGTTGTTCAACAACTAGGTCTGCTTGGTAATCTACAGGATTTGTAAGACCAGTGTTAGCAGAGTGAGCGTTAATACCGTTCATCCAACGTTCCATTGCGTTACGAATGGAGAAATCCGTATCGTTGATGATTGTGACTGTCCACGGTTCGAATGTGCGGTCACCAGCAATCTTCAACTGTCTTCCTCTAAACGGAACGTCAAGGTTAGCGATTATAGAAGCAGGTAACTGAGCAGTCTTACATAAGAATGATGTAAGTTCAACATCACCACCAGCATAGCCTGGGAAGTTCACAGTTGCCTTGAAGAGATTAGGACGAGCGCCCCCACCTCTAAGTTTTGATTTGAAATCTTCGATTCCTAGAATTGCCATCTGTCAATCCCCCCTTATACTGTGCCGACAACTTCTTCAAATTCTACACCAGTTCTAACAGCAACAAAGTTAAGTGTCACATAGTTGATAGAACGTGCAGGTTTGATGAAGATGTTTGCGATAAATTCATTACGGTCAACCACAGCGGCGGTATTATTCGTTTCGTCACAGACTACACGGAAGTCGGTAATACCTCTTCTTCCCTGAATCTCACGAAGGAATGGTTCAACAATATTGACGAACTCAGCACGAGTAAACTCGTCATTGAATTCAAACATTACATTGCGTCCCGCTATTGCGATTGCTCGTTCAATACCCAAGAAGAGTCTACGAACATTGATGCGGTCAAACGCACTTGGTCGTGACTCGTTGGTTTTGTCACCAAAAAGAATAATTCCTTCGCCTGGAATATTTGCGAT